CACACCAAACACCAATGCTACACGCAAAATATCTTCAACTGTTATCAGAAGCAAAGATGACTATGAAGAATTTAGAGATGCAACAGAAAAATCTTCTCAAAGATAAATGGTTGTATTACAACGGCAAGATGGATCAAGAGCAGCTGAACCAAAAAGGTTGGGTGCCAGATCCGTTCAATGGTCTTCGTATTATGAAAGGTGATATGGATTACTACTACGACTCCGATCCAGAAATTCAATTATCTATTGAGAAAATCGCCGCGTGGAAGAACATTATAGATACACTTAGTGAAATTATGGAAAACATTAAATGGCGCCACCAAACGATAGGTAACATTATCAAGTGGAAGGTCTTTGAAAGTGGGAACTAATGGCAGACGTAACTGCTAGTCTAAAAGACTATAGTATGATGGAAGTAATCTGCGATAGAGGAATATCCGCTGAACTCAGCGAGTATTTCTCTTTTTTTGTTCCTGGTTACAAATTCATGCCAGCTTTCAAAAACCGTATTTGGGATGGTAAGATCCGTTTGTTCAACTCACTCGCGAGAGAACTGAACGCTGGATTGTTTGTCTATCTGATTGAGTTTTGCAAGAATAACAACTACACAATTGATATTGAAGAATCAGACTATGGTTTTCCATTCGCATCAAAACAGATTGATCGTGAAGGTCTACTTGAATTCTATAAACACCTTAAACTTCCATACGAGGTAAGAGACTATCAACACGATGCAATTGCTACTGCCTTGGATCGCCAGCGTGGTGTGTTTGTCAGCCCTACTGGATCAGGCAAGTCTCTTATCATATATGGTTTGACTCGACACATCCTTGGCACTGACAAAGGTAAGATACTAATCGTTGTTCCCACAACTTCTTTGGTTGAACAACTCCACAAAGATTTTATTGACTATGGTTGGGACGGCGAGAAGGTACATAAGATCTATTCTGGCAAGGATAAAACAACCAACAAACGTGTGATTATTTCAACTTGGCAATCGATCTATAAGTTTCCAAAGGCTTGGTTTGAACAGTTCATTGGTGTAATTGGTGATGAGTGTCATGGTTTTAAGTCTAAGTCACTATCTTCTATTATGAACAAGTCTACAGAAGCTAAGTATCGCTTCGGTACGACAGGAACTCTTGATGGGACACTGACTCACAAGTTAGTACTTGAAGGGTTGTTTGGCCCCGTATATCAAGTTACAAAGACAAAGAAGCTGCAAGATGACGGAACACTTGCACCATTAGAGATCACAGTACTAAACTTATTGTATAGTGAAACAACTCGTGAGAACTTTGGATCACAAACATATCAAGATGAAATTGATTTTATTATCAAACATGAGAAACGCAATAAATTTATTCGTAATTTATCATTGTCGCAAAAGGGAAATACACTCGTTCTATTCCATAGAGTTGAAAAGCATGGAGAAGTGTTGCGAGATCTAATTCAAGATAAAGCAGCAGATGGTCGTAAAGTATTTTTTGTTTCAGGTAAGGTGGCCACTGATGATCGTGAAGCTATTCGTCGTATTGTTGAAACTCAACAAGATGCTATCATCGTGGCTTCGATGGGTACGTTTTCAACGGGGATAAATATACGAAACCTCCACAACATTATCTTCGCATCACCAAATAAGTCTCAGATCAGAGTGTTGCAGTCAATTGGAAGAGGTTTGCGTAAATCAGATGACGGATCAACCACTCAACTGTTTGATATATCTGACGATTTACATTGGAGAACGAGAAAGAACTTTACGCTATTACATTGCTTTGAACGTGTTAAAATATACCAACAAGAACAATTCAATTATAAAGTTACACAGGTAAATATAGAATGAATGATATTAAACAATTCAAGTTAACATCTGGTGAAGAAATTATCTGTGATGTAGTCGAATATCCAGATGATGATGTAGCGGATATGGTCGTTAAGAATGCGTATGTGATTTTCATGTATGGTCAAACGACAGATGGTACAAGGACGTATTCAATGCGCCCTTGGATGATGATGCAAGACGAACCTGATAACATAATGGTGTTAAACTCAAATCATGTTGTTGGTGAAGCAACCCCATCAGAAAAACTTATTGAACATTACGCTAAAGTTGTAATGCATGACCACTTACCTGAAAGCAGTTCTGATGATATGGCAGAGAAGCTGGCAAACTTTATTAAAAGTCTAAGAGAAGCATCCAACGATCCATCATATGATAGTGACACTCCAACAAATGTGGTGAAATTTACAGGAAGAGTTATTCATTGATACACGACTTTGAAGCTTGGGAAAAATATCCTCACCACCATAAATGGTTTAACAAGTTGTATCTTGCTGAACTAATGGGTTACAAGTGTGGGCCTACTGGCCTCGCTCCTGATGTCACAGATCACTATATTGTTAGACCGATATATAACTTATCGGGAATGGGTGTTGGATCTAAGGTTATAAAGATTGAGGCTGGAGACGCTACTAAGGTCCCCCCTGGGTATTTTTGGTGTGAGTTTATTGCTGGTATTCAATACTCTGCTACATATGAATTCGTTGATGGTCGTTGGAAATCAATATCTTGCTGGCAAGGAACAAACGATATCAACAACCTATCAAGATTTGTTTCTTGGATAAGATCTACTTACAAACCAAAGGTTTCTTCACAGTTCAATGAACTGCATGATGTCGGTAGAATCAATATTGAATTTATAGGTGACAAACCCATTGAGGTGCACCTAAGAGAATCACCTGATCCAAACTATGATGAACTCATTCCTGTTTGGGCTGATAACTCTGTAAACAAAGAAGCCTATCTGAGTCGTGGATATCGATACATCGAATCATATGATGATGCCAATGGATTCTTAGAAATCCCCCGAATCGGCTTCTTAGTTAAGTAACGTATGGCACACTGCAACAACTGAAGCTTTATTATACAGGGTTTGCCAGAAAAGTCAACAGTTATTTTTTAAAATAATCAACTATTTTGTTGTTGACTTTTGTGTTATGATATGTTACTATAAAGTATGATAGGATATCTACAAGGACATACTGAATTATGTTAATAAAAAAAGATTGTATAGAAGGACTTAAAGAACTTAAGTCCGATTCAGTGGATTGTATCGTCACATCACCACCGTATAACAAAAAAGGATTGCTTGGTAAGGTAAAGAAAGGTAATCAAATTTGGAGTAAATTTAATATTGATTATAATACCTATGGTGATGATATGCCAGAGGAAGAATATCAAGCATGGATGATATCCTTTTTAAACGAGTGCTATCGAGTGATTAAACCCACTGGTAGTATTTTCTTTAATCATAAACCACGAAGACATAAAAACCGATGTTATCTTCCCACCGATTTTATTTCACAAAGTGATGTTGAACTTTATCAATTAATTATCTGGGACAGACGCAACTCACCAAACATTCGCAATGATGTTCTTGTGCCATGTACAGAACATATCTATTGGTTATGTAAAAATAAACCAAAAGTATTTCGTGATGCTGTTGATCCCAACTATCGCAGCGAAGTTTGGGTAATTAATCCTGAACGACAAAAACAACATCCTGCACCGTTTCCATCACAACTTGTAAGAAACTGTATTCAATTGACTACACAAGAAGGTGATTTAGTTCTTGATCCCTTCATGGGGTCTGGTACTACCGCAGTGATGGCAAAAGAACTTAACAGAAAGTGGATGGGGTTTGAAATAGATGATAATTATTCTAAAATTGTAGAAGAAAGATTGAGCAATGCCCCTTACATCTGAACAAGGTTACAACATCCGCGAAGAATACTCTGGTGTTAAAGAAAAAAAAATCTGTGAGGCCCATGGTCTACAACAGATTGGAGGATCACGTACTAAAATTGATGGATCTAATGGTGGCATCAATAAGAGTATTAAAAATGCAAGTGGTAGCAGCACTCAAGTCCACCTAACTACTCAAAATCACTTTATTAAAACCTTTGATATTACTGGAAATGCCATTGAGTTTATTCGTTTGTTTTGCGGTAGTAAGGACCTGAATAATAAAGGAAAGGATCGTTATACCATAAAACAAATTGATGAAAATTATGTAACTGCATTCAAAGAGTTTCTTGATAACAATAAACATGCCATTGTTGATTTGATCATTCGAAATGGTTTTGATATTACTCATGTTGTGTATAATCATTTACCCACAATAGAATATGAATTGACCTATCAAAAAATTGTTGATAAGGTAAATGATGCTGAATGGAAGTTTTTGAATGGTGGTATTCATTTAAAAAATAAAGATGGGAAGAGTTACTTTCACTTTCAACGAGAGGGTAAGCGTAATCCCAGTAATCGTTATAATGTTCTTTGGCATATTCACATTCATTTGTTTAAAAAATAAAAACCTGTTTAAATTTCAGTAAAAACACTCATTGACTTATGTGTTTTTTTATACTATAATCAATGTAATTAATAATTAAGGTATGCTATTAATGGCTAAACGTGAAAGTATTCATTACGTCAACAATGGTGATTTTTCACGAGCTGTTGTTGCATATTGTACGGAACTTCAAGCAGCAAAGGCTGCCAAGAAGAACGATCTACCCAAGGTCCCCGATTACATTGCTAGATGTTTCTTAAAGATCTGTGAAGGTCTTTCTCATAAACTTAACTTCATTCGTTACACCTATCGTGAAGAGATGGTGATGGATGCTGTTGAGAACTGCCTTCGTGCAATTGAGAACTACAATATCGAAGCTGCAACGCGATCAGGTAACCCAAACGCGTTTGCTTACTTCACACAGATTGCTTGGTATGCATTTCTACG